AAACTTGAGGAACTAATGATCCTTGACGAATATGTTGGCAGACTACCACCCCAAGCATACGTACAGCAATGAGTGAACAGCAACCATTAGAACAGCAACCAGTCGAAATGAAATTTTATGACCATATCGGTGTTGCCGAGGGTCTAGTAACTGAAGAGTTCTGTGACATTCTTATCAATGCATTTGAGCATTGGAATAAACTCAAGTATGTCAAAGAAGATTGTTATAACGGGGGAGATTATAGTCTCAAAACTTTTGGAAATGGTGAAGACCATTTCTCTAACGGTCTGATGGGTCGTAAAGACCAAGGCATCTATCTTGAGGTGTCTGATCCTGGTCTCGCAGCACAGGTTAATCAAGCTCTTGGACAAGCGTTTGAGATGTATGCTAAGGAGTATCAAGGTATTCTTGATTCTGCTGATCCAGTTTCCTCCTGGACCTGTAAACTACAGAAGACACAACCTGGCGGTGGATACCATGTCTGGCATTGTGAGAATGGATCCTTCATGTATCGTGACCGTGTGTTGACATGGATGATCTATCTCAATGACATTCCACCCGAGAACGGTGGCGGAACTGACTTCCTATATCAGAAGAAGACTTTCCATCCGACGCGAGGAACTGTTGTTTTTTGGCCTGCTTGTTATACTCACATGCATCGTGGTGCTTTCTTAACAGGTGATAAGGACAAGTATATTTGTACTGGATGGTTTATTCGTGAACCTGGTACTATCTCCAATAAGATTATCGGACAATCGCTGGGTGAAGTTAGTGATGAGACTAAACTAAACAATCGTGATTGATGATCATATTCTCAACGATCACTAACGCATACGACACAATCCCGGATCAACATTACGATCCGGGCGTGAAGTATGTGCTTTTTTATGACAAACCAGTTGAGCAGAAGGGACCGTGGGAGTTCATTAAGATTCCAGAAGAAGGTGACCCTGTTCTAAAATCATATCGTATCAGGTGTCTGTCTCACTTGTGGTTTGATGAACCGCATGTGTGGGTGGATGCCTGTTATCGTATGGATGAAACATTTGCGGATAGGTCACGAGACATCCTCAGCACAGGTGAGATCACATTACAGCATCACCCAGAAAAGCGTACACTGCTGGGTGAGTTTATGAAAGTTTATAGGTGGGGATTCTTACCTGAGGATAGTCTTCTAAAACTTGCTCGGGACATTAGAACTATTGGTTATCGACCATCGATGTTTGATCATACGATCAACTGTTGTATGTGGAGACACAACACACCAGCAGTTGCTGAATTCAATGCGGAATATTGGAGGTGGTTCGTAGGTGATAAATTATATCGATGTGATCAGATCACTAGTGCGGTCGCCCAGTATCTGGTTTTTGGTAAGAATGTTCCTAGGGTTGATGTACAAGTCGATCTGAGTGAATCAACTCGTGCGAAACCATACTCGCATAACTATCCACTCGTCCAACCCAAAGACGAAAAGGTTTTTCAGAAAAAACTTAGAAAGGTTCTTGGTGCTGTAGTATGATCATCTACTCCTGTATTACAAACTCATACGATAGAATCCCAGATCATTACTATGATCCTGATGTAAGATACGTCATGTTTCATGACGGAACAGTCAGACAAGAGGGTCCATGGGAGTTTATTAAGCTAGACATGGACATCCAGTGTCCTCGTAGGTTATCAGCGTTCCCTAAGATCAATCCAGATGCTTATTTTGAAGAAGGTGAACGCACGGTATGGATTGATGCTTGCTATAAGATGACAAGAGAGTTTGTAGAGTTCTCTAAAAATATAACAGAGTTTACTATCCTCCGTCATCCAAATAGATTTAGTTATTATGATGAGATGCTCGAAGGATTCCTATGCTCATTCTACACTTGGGATCAGGGCATTAGAATTACAGAAGAACTTGCTAAGGTTGGGTATAATTTTAGGGACTATCGTAGTCCTTTGGGAACAATTATATTCAGGACAATCAATGATCAAACCCGTAAGTTTGACCTGACATGGTGGAAGTATTTTGAGATGGGTCCTAACAGAGACCAGATATCTTTTGACGCAGCACTACAACTCAACGGATTCGATCCTGATGTTATTGAGGATAGGAATTCGTGTGGTGTACCTTTAGGTCATTACAATAAAGTGGGTAGACTTGGTAAACATCCTAGAGATGGTGATCCAAATTCTCGCCTTAGAAGAAAGGATTTTCTTTCTGCTCTAAGAGAAATTACAGGTCTGTCATACCTATACGCTAAGCATGACCATTCATTTATGATAGATTACAATGTTGATATACACATGCATTGAGAACAACTATTGCTCTCTGCCTGCTGAGATGCCGCCAGGGCATGAGTACGTATGCTTTGGAGACGCTGAGGCAGTGGGTCCTTGGAAGGTCTATCCTAGCGTAGACTGCGGGCATCCTGTAAGAACATCACGCTACTATAAAATCAACTGTCCTTTTGATGGACCTAGTATATACTGTGATGCTACAAGATTACACCTACTTAATGAAACTTTCTTTGACTTGAGTGAGGTTATATTTGAGAGTGAGAAGATGTTCTGTCTTCAACATCCACATAGACACTCATACCTTAATGAGTGTATGGAGTATTATCGTAAAGGTTGGGTGGATTATGATAGTATAATGCGGTTTACTAATCATTTAAAGTCACTAGACTTTGATTTTACAGACTGGTTCTCCCCATTAAACACAATCCTGTGGAGAAATGACGAGCAGGAGTTTAACGAAAACTGGTGGGAGTTGTATATGAAAGGTGGTATCAGGGACCAGGTATCCTATGGTGCTACGTTGTCTTTGATGGATAAAGATTTTGTATATGATTATAGTCTTGAGTTCCTAAACCATTTCACTGACGCTGGTTACCAGGGCAAGTGGTGGGACATTCGTCAAGGTGACTACAAGTACCATAAACCGAGTAACGAGTCACAGTTGCTGTCAGAATTGTGTATAATGACAGGACTCAGCAGGTTCCGTTACAAACCTTGCTGTAGGGTATGAGTATTTGTACTCTTGACCTGTAGCGTGAGTTACGCTATACTAAATAAAGTTACGAAATCGTTAGATATCGTTACAAACTCTCCGCAAACCGAGACCTCTAGGGAGTATAAATCACGTCTCTAATACCTGACCTGGAGGGTAGGTCAGGAATATTCTACCTAGTACCACCCCGTACTTATACATAACCCTTTTTCAAATGGCACAAGCTACAATTTCTCGCCAGCAAGGCGAGTCCACCTGGGAATCTTTTTGCTCCTGGGTTACGTCCACAAACAACCGTCTGTATGTCGGTTGGTTCGGTGTATTGATGATCCCAACCCTGTTGGCGGCAACCATCTGCTTCATCACCGCATTCGTCGCTGCTCCCCCCGTGGACATTGACGGCATTCGTGAACCCGTTGCTGGTTCGCTCATGTACGGTAACAACATCATCTCTGGTGCTGTTGTTCCCAGTTCCAACGCAATCGGTCTTCACTTCTACCCCATCTGGGAAGCTGCTTCTCTAGACGAATGGCTCTACAATGGTGGTCCTTATCAGTTGGTTGTATTCCACTTTCTTATTGGCGTATTCTGCTATATGGGACGTGAGTGGGAACTCTCTTATCGTCTCGGTATGCGTCCTTGGATCTGTGTCGCTTACTCTGCTCCTGTTGCAGCAGCGTCCGCAGTTTTCCTCGTCTATCCTTTCGGTCAAGGCAGTTTCAGTGACGGTATGCCTTTGGGCATCTCTGGTACCTTTAATTACATGCTTGTTTTCCAAGCAGAGCACAATATCTTGATGCACCCCTTCCACATGCTAGGCGTTGCCGGTGTGTTCGGTGGTTCATTGTTCAGTGCTATGCACGGTTCTTTGGTTACCTCTTCGTTGGTCCGCGAGACCACCGAAACTGAGTCTCAGAACTATGGTTACAAGTTTGGTCAAGAAGAAGAGACCTACAACATCGTTGCTGCTCACGGTTACTTCGGTCGCCTGATCTTCCAATACGCTTCCTTCAACAACTCCCGTTCGCTGCACTTCTTCCTCGCAGCATGGCCTGTTGTCGGTATCTGGTTCACTGCTCTTGGTGTTAGCACCATGGCATTCAACCTGAACGGTTTCAACTTTAACCAGTCCATCCAGGACAACCAAGGACACGTCCTTAACACCTGGGCAGACGTTCTAAACCGTGCTGGTCTTGGCATGGAAGTCATGCACGAGCGTAATGCTCACAACTTCCCACTTGACCTTGCTGCTGCTGAAAGCACTCCTGTTGCTCTTCAAGCACCCGCTATCGGTTGAGTCCCGTTTGTGGTATAATGAAGGGGTCTTCGCGACCCCTTTTTTAGTCTTTGATATTGTAAAGTTTTATGTCAGACGTTAACCCCAATGCCTTGTACGAGGACATGGAGAAACTGAATGCCCTATACGAAGAACTTTGTTGGGGTTATACTGATGAATTGGTTTTCACCCATATTGATGGGCGAGTAGTTATCTACAACAGAACGCAAGAAAATGCACGGCAAACTTGATCCAGAAGAAAACGTTATGGATGATTCAGTGATGTACCCTGGTGGTATGCTTGGACAACTTGCCATCGCCCTAGAGCAACTAGGGTGGGAAGCAGGTGCTGACGTTGCTGTAGAAATCGCAGGCACTTCTGTCTATGAGATTGAAGGTGCTGGCACCAAATGGGCACCTGTCAAAGGCACTCGCAAGTATAACAAAGACGCATTCATTATTATTAAGAACCGAGATCGTAACCCTACGGTGTCATCTCAACCCAACCCTGAATTGAAACAACATCATGCCTGACTTGATTGAACTTCTTACTTATTATGTTATTGGTGGTGCTCTGCTAGTTGGAGCACCCGCAGTATTCTTTCTGATCGCTTTCATGCCTGCTCTTCAGAATACTAAGGGACGTATGGTAGGATATAAAGATCACAAAACGTATGGTGATTCTTCAATCTATGAGAACACACCTTCCGATAATACAAAATTCTATTTGGAGATTTCTGGTTCAAACTAATGGTAGCATCAACACTACAACAACCTACAAGAGGATGGTTCGATGTACTCGATGACTGGCTTAAACGGGATCGCTTTGTCTTTGTGGGCTGGTCTGGACTACTACTTTTTCCCACTGCTTATCTGGCAATTGGTGGCTGGCTTACTGGTACAACTTTCGTTACGAGCTGGTACACCCACGGGTTGGCGTCTAGTTACCTTGAGGGCGCTAATTTCCTCACAGCGGCTGTGTCAACGCCTGCTGACGCTATGGGTCATTCTCTTCTTCTACTTTGGGGTCCTGAAGCTCAAGGCGATTTCGTCCGGTGGTGTCAACTTGGGGGACTCTGGGCTTTTGTGGCGCTCCACGGTGCCTTCGCCCTGATTGGATTCATGCTTCGCCAGTTTGAACTGGCACGTCTCATCGGTATCCGACCTTACAATGCGATTGCTTTTTCTGGTCCCATCGCTGTCTTTGTTTCTGTTTTCCTCATCTATCCTTTGGGGCAGAGCAGTTGGTTCTTTGCTCCATCCTTCGGTGTCGCAGCAATTTTCCGATTCCTCCTATTCCTTCAAGGTTTCCACAACTGGACCTTGAATCCTTTCCACATGATGGGTGTAGCAGGTATCTTGGGAGGAGCACTCCTCAGTGCTATTCATGGCGTAACTGTAGAAAACACACTTTATCAAGATGGTGAACAAGCAAACACTTTCAAAGCTTTTGACAGCACTCAAGAAGAAGAGACCTATTCGATGGTTACTGCTAACCGTTTCTGGTCCCAGATATTTGGAATTGCTTTTAGCAATAAACGCTGGCTTCATTTCTTTATGCTGTTTGTACCTGTTATGGGTCTTTGGACCTCTTCTATTGGAATCATTGGTCTTGCTCTCAATCTTCGTGCTTACGATTTTGTATCACAGGAAATTCGTGCTGCGGAAGATCCAGAGTTTGAAACGTTCTATACAAAGAACATTCTTTTGAATGAAGGTCTCCGTAACTGGATGGCATCTGTTGATCAACCACATGAGAACTTTGTCTTCCCAGAGGAAGTCTTACCAAGAGGTAATGCACTGTGAACGGATTTGAGGTATTTTTTTACTTCGTTTGCTTTGCTATCATTGCAGGTGCTGCGTTTGCGATGATGTGGTCTAACATTCAATCCATTAATGTGGAAATGAATAAACCTAAACCACGTCATCCAGAGGCACCTGCCCCTGGTGATGAAGTCATGTATGTTGACCTCTCTAGAGAAAGGCTAGAGAGTCTTTACAATCAAGATAAAGATTGATA